ATTTTCTACGAACGCTGGCTACGTATATCTTGAATCTGCTAGCACCTTGAATACCTCTGGTTATATTCAAACAGGTAATATCAGATACAACACCCTAGAGCCAAAGAACTTCCGCCGGATTATTGGTAGAGGTACTTTTGATTATGGTTCTATGGCTATTGCTACTGTAACTGAAGATAGCACTGAATACGAACATATCACATATGACTCAAATGTGCCAGTTCAGGAAGTTTCAACAACTCAACCGGAAAACGCACAAGAGTTTGTAGCCTTTAAGTTTACTCTGTATCGGGATGCAACTACTACCAGCCTAGGTCCTACATTCAAAGGTTATCAGGCTAAGGCTACTATTGCTACACCTAGACAGCGAGTAATTAGGTTTCCTGTGTACTGCTATGACGTTGAGACCGATAGGTTCAATGTTGTAACAGGATACGAGGACAGAGCGTTTGAACGTCTTCGCGCATTGGAAAATGCAGAAGCAAACGGTGACGTGCTCAACTGGCAAGACCTCACTGATGGTGAGTCTCGTCAGGTCACTATCGAACAACTATCATTTACCCGTCTGACCCCACCGGATAAGCGATTCTCTGGTTTCGGTGGTGTCATCGAAGTTACCTTAAGGACCGTATAACATGTCACCTGCTGATTGGGCTGGATTAGCCGTATCTGTTACTACCCTTGCTGGAGCACTGGCTATGGGAGTAAAACATTTAACTAAACATTATCTGTCAGAACTAAAGCCCAACGGCGGGTCAAGTATTAAAGACAAGGTTAATGCCTTGGAAGACAAAGTAGATTTACTAACCGATTTAGTTAGAGAAGTGTTAAGGAAATGAATGAAACCTGTAATCAAGAAAGCCACGCCTGCTGCTATTGCTGTTCTTCGCCAGGCGACAGCATTGTGGCCCAAGCGCAAGAAAGCGTCCGACGGATTATTGCCTTCATCGGCTCACCGAGTGCAGAGTCCCAACAGCGACCACAATACCGGTCTTGCTGTTGATTTGACCCACGACCCTGAGAATGGGGTTGATTGCGCTGTCATATTTGAAAAACTAAAGGAGGATGAGCGTGTCTCGTATCTCATCTTCAATAAAAAGATTTGGAATCGTAAGTTTGCTAAGTCTGGGAATCGTGTTTATAGGGGTAGTAACCCTCACGTTAAGCACCTTCATATTTCTATCAACCCTGATAAGTCTGGCGATACTAGCCCTTGGTTCTGGTGGGTAAACCAGCCTAAGATAGTAAATCAGGTTCTAGCCCGACTTCAACCCGCCCCTGCCAAAAAAGTGGTACTATCTGAGCAACGGACGGTATGCACGTGCTGTCCTGTCCATAAACCTAAACGAAAGGCAAACTAATGGAAACCTTAAAACAGGTATCCCTTACTTGGTTCCGCGCTGCTGCTGCAGCCGCTATCGCTCTCTACCTTGCTGGTGAGACTGACCTCAAGACACTTGGAACGGCAGCCCTTTGTGGCTTCCTCGGTCCTGTGCTCAAGTGGCTAGACCCATCCGCAACGGAGTTTGGACGAGGCTCTAACTAGCCTCTAGAATACCCTTTTTAAGGGGTCTAGAAGCCGATTTGAGGCACTTTCAGGGCTAGGTAGGTATAATCCCTCACCTAGACTCTAAAAACCCCTCAACTCAAAGTCAATTTACATAGGTTGACTTCGGGTTGGGGGGTCCTTTTTTGCTTTCTTGTGATATGATTCTCGGGCGGGAAACCGTGGGGCAGAAACTTCAGATGACGGGGTGACGGCATAGCCGACCTGACCTCCCTGACTCACCATAATTTTTTATGGGGGGTAGGGGGGCATTTCTTAGAATCCGGGGTTCAGGCATTGTTACCGATAGGAGGCACGAAGTGCCGACATATGATTACGAATGTCGTTCGTGTAACGACATCCAGGAGATAGTTCTTCCGTTTAGCCATAAAGGAGAAATCAATTGCGGTCATTGTGGAAACGTTTTATTCAAAGTATTTTCGGCGAACCCTATACACTTCAAGGGAACTGGATGGGCAGGGAAGAGTTCGATATAGAGGATTGGGAAGACGAAGAAGAGTTCTGATGTGATACGCTCTATCCATGAGCGAATTACCTAAGCATATATCCTATTCTTCTTTCAACACTTGGTTAGAGTGTGGTTGGAAGTACTATCTAACAAAAATCAAAGACGTACCCGAGAAACACGCAGTATGGTTTACCGGGGGTTCTGCTGTCCACAAAGCCACTGAGTTATTCGACAAGGGCGAATTCGGTGACACTTCCAATCTTGATGAGATGTGGAACAAAGTATGGTTCGAACAAGTTAAACAAGACGAAGAACTTCATGGTGACATGAACACTTGGGAGTTCCGTAGCCGTGAAGACATGTCATGGTGGTACGGCGAAGGCTTGTGGATGTTCGAGCGTTGGACTGAGTTCATGGCTCCTGACAAGGGCTGGAAAGTCTATGAAGACTTTATTGAGAAGCAGTATGAGATTTCTATCGAGGGCACTACAGTCAAGATGGCTATTGACCGGGTGCTGGTTGATTACGACGGGAATAGGGTCCTCGTCGATATCAAAACTGGTGCGTCATCCCAAAGGCATCCTCTTCAATTGGCAGTGTACGCATGGGCGCTCGCCAAAGAGGGTGTCTCTGTCGACAAGGCAGGGTTTTGGGATGCACGCACTGGTAGTATTTCTTTATGGGATTTAGAACATTTACAACCTGCTAGGGTTGAGGAGATTCTTACAGGCTTCGACAAGATGCGAAAGACTGAGACTTTTCTACCCAATATGAACTCCTGCGGGCGCTGTGGTGTGCTATCGTTTTGCAAATGGATGAACGGAAACAAGTCGAAAGGATATGAATAATGGCTGGAGCAAACTTCCAGGTAAGTAGCAAACTCAATGACGGTAGAATATTCGTCGTTGCAGCAGATACATTCGCAGACTTCAAGTCACATCTTACTGATGTGCTTGGACCTGAAGGTGTAGACAAAGTACTAGGTACGATGGCAACCTCTATCGAGGGAGCGCCTTCGTTTGAACAGGCAGTCACTAATGTGGCTTCTGCTATACCGGGTGCGGTACAGGTATCAACTCCGTCTACTGCACCAGTAGGTCGTAACTGTAAGCATGGTCCTATGACCAAGCGAAGCGGTTCTAGTGCCAAGGGTCCATGGAAGGGCTATATGTGCCCAACTCCAAAGGGAACCCCTGACCAATGCGACCCGGTCTTCCTCAAGAGGAATGAACCTGAATGGAGCACGTTCTAACCAATGAGAACCCTTGCCCGCGCTGTTGGTAGTGCGGACATCGGTGGTGAACCACTCCCTTCGGTGTTCCGTACTTTTGACAACAACAAGATAATCTTTCGCAGAGCGGAAGTGTCGATGATTGCTGGTACCCCTGGTGCTGGTAAGTCGACACTCGCTCTTGCGTTAGCGTTGCGTACCAAAGTACCAACACTTTATGTGAGTGCTGATACCAATGCCCATACCATGGCTATGCGTTTGCTATCCATGATTACAGGTAAAACTCAGACCGATGCAGAGCACATGCTTGCTGAGCAGGTCGATGAGACTAGAAAAATAATAAATGATTCTTCAGGGCATATCTTTTGGTCGTTTGATTCAGCACCAACGCTGGCAGACGTAGACCAAGAGGTTCTTGCCTTTGAAGAGTTGTGGGGTTGCGCCCCTACTCTAATCGTTGTAGATAACCTGATGGATATCTCCAATGATGGGGGAGAAGAGTTTGCGGGTATGCGCTCTACAATAAAGGAGTTGAAGTACCTCGCAAGAGATACTAACTCCGCAATTATCGTACTACATCACACCAAGGAGTCGTATGTAGGTAATCCGTGCCAACCTCGTAGTGCCCTTCAAGGCATGGTTGCACAGTTGCCTGCGCTGATTTGCACGGTAGGTTCCGACGCGCCAGGATATATAGCCGTCGCGCCCGTAAAGAACCGATATGGCAAAGCAGACCCTTCAGGGGGTACGGCTCATTGGTTGCAGTTCAACCCGGAGATAATGGACGTATCAGATATCCCAGATAGGTCCTAATGTCCAGACCAATCTCAGAACTCAAACCGAGTTATGACAAGGCGATGGATATCCGTGGTAATCCAACTACGGTGTGCATCTGTGGGAGTTTCGTATGGAATCTCAAGGTAGTCTTCGCTGAAGACAATACCATTGGGATGTATTTTCTAGATATGGAGTGTGCTGACTGTGGAACACAGGCAACAGCACCCATTGAGGAGTAATCATGAAACTATCAACAGTATCAACACTCAGCGCGATTGCGATATTTGTGGCTTCTATGCCCCCCGCTGTGGGTGCGTTAGTCACAAAGAGGAATCAACCAACACAGGTGGCTTTGACGGACGAGTTAATCGTTCCAAGTCCTAAGTTGGTTGCTAAGTCAATCGCACGTAAAAAACTTAATAAAATGTTTGGTAAGCAGGCTAGACAGGAATGGAAGGCACTTACCAAGTTATGGGGTAAGGAATCTGCTTGGAATTATCGAGCAAAGAATCCTCACTCATCTGCCTATGGTATTGCCCAAGTATTGGGTACACCACGTGGCTCTACAATTGAATACCAAGTGAATAAGGGACTCGAATATATAGTCCACCGTTACAAGACTCCTACAAAGGCTTGGTCCTTTTGGAAGAGGAACGGCTGGTACTAAATGTCAAGTAAGTCCAAAATCAAAGGGTCGCAAGCAGAACGCGATGTAGTCAAGTATCTACAAGAATGGTTCCCGTACGCTGAGAGAAGGCTTGCGGGAGCCACTCTTGATAAGGGTGACATCTCCGGTATCAACGGAGTGTGTATTGAGATTAAGAACCATGCAAAGTTAGATTTGGCTGGATGGCTAGCAGAATTAGAATTAGAAACGAAGAACGCAAAAGCGTGGACAGGTGTTGTTATTCATAAACGCAAAGGCAAAGGCAACCCTGCTGACTGGTATGCTACACTTCCGGTGTCAGTATGGGTAGAATTATTACGGAAGGCGATGAATGGAAAAGCCTGATATTACAGTGGTTTTAGAGCATTACGGCGCCCGTGTCCCTACAAGGCACGGGTGGTTCTCTATGCGCTGTCCTTTCCATGATGATAGGCACAACAGTGCCTCAGCGACAAGAGATGAGAACGCATTCTGTTGTTTTGCATGCCAAATCAAAGGCGATGCGTATGCTATAATTATGGCTAAAGAAGGGGTGGGATTTCGTGAAGCAGTCGACATCGCAAAGAGAATCTTTAATGAGAGCGGCAAAGTATTACCACAGCGCTCTCGCAGAAGCGGAGGATTACCTCGCAGAGCGGGGTATAACAATGGAAGCAGCGGACAAGGCACGCTTGGGCGTCGTCTTAGACCCGCTAACGGGGCATGAGCAGTATGTCAACAGGTTGGCTATCCCGTATCTCACGAAGTCAGGTGTCGTTGACATTAGATTCCGAAGCCTGGGGAACGAAGAACCAAGATACATGGGTCTTACTGGTGCAACGACACGTTTGTATAATGTGGGCGCGTTTTTCCGTGCATCGTCATACATATGTATTTGTGAGGGTGAAATCGACACGATTACCTTGGATTATGTCTGCGGTATACCGGCGGTTGGCGTACCTGGTGTCAATAATTGGAAGAAACATTACACTAGGCTCTTATCTGACTTCGATAAGGTTTTCCTCTTCGCAGACGGAGACAATGCAGGCTATGAGTTTTCTAAATCTCTTGCCCGAGAGTTGTCCGGTCTTGTTATCATCCAAGCCCCGGAAGGCGAAGACGTCAACTCGCTCTACAAAACGCACGGCTCGGACTACTTCAAAGAAAAGATAGCAGGTGCACAGTAATGTTACTTCCTGAAGATGGTTGCTTTTTCGTATGCAAGAAGGATGACTTCAAGACTGATAATCTATTTGAGTACCTTGAACACTTCGGCGTAGAATACGATTGGATGGTAAAATTAAACCCTAGGTTTAACTTTAACCTTTTCACTTTCCTAAGTGAGATGGCTTACTTGTTGGACTCGGGCAAGATAGATGAAGCATGGGAACATGTACAGAGTGCAACCTTGTTGCTAGTAAATGCTGGTGGCGAGGACTTTGATGAGTTTATCGAAGAAGCCCAAGTAGTTGCAAGCATGGACAGCATGATGAGTCAAGTAGAGGAGATACTAAAAGATGGAACCAATGATACCAAATAAGAAGATTAAAGGGTTGGATAAGGGATACCCACTCAAGGTTCCTTACACCAAGCCACTCCCCCCAAGGGAACCATCCGAGTTTGAGATGGATGTAATGGATATTTTCTCAGAGATGGAAAAACTTCTGATAAAAAAACATAAGGATTATGGACCCAAGAATATTGCAGAGAGTCCCGGTGGACCTCTGAACGGTTTGCGAGTCAGGCTACATGATAAGTTGGCTCGCATTAACAACTTAATAGATAATCGCTGGAACCCTGAAAACGAAT